CCTCTCTGAAGATTTCCGAAACAAAGCAACCACTATCTTTACTGCCGCATTGAGCGAGCGTGAAGAAGTACTTCGTACAGAGATTCAAGAATCTTTTGATGTTGCTCTTGCAGAAGAAACCGACCGTGTCTCCACTGAACTATCAGAGAAACTCGATGACTATCTAAACTATGTCATCAAAGAGTGGATGGAAGACAATCAAATCGCTATTGAACACGGACTCAAGAATGAAATTTCTGAGTCGTTCATTACCGACCTTAAGACTCTTTTCGAAAGTCACAACATCGAAGTTCCAGAAGAACGATTCGATGCACTTGCTGAAGCAAACGAAAAGGTCGAAGCACTCGAAACTAAGTTAAACGAACAACTCGAAGCCAATGTCGTTCTCTGTAAGAACAACGATGGTCTTGAATGTGTCAAGGTATTTGCTGAAATGACCAGCAACCTTACCGATACTGACACTGAAAAACTTCGTAGTCTTGCAGAAGGACTTGAGTTCGATAGCACTGAACAATACACAGACAAACTAGGACTTCTTAAGGAAAGTTACTTTAACGCTCCTGTCAATGACACCGTTGAAGATTCCGAAGAGAACACTCTCGCAGAAGAAGCCCCAGTTTATGGCGGAATGATTAACAACTATGTTAAATCAATCAGTCGCACATCAGCAGTTCCACGCAACGGAAAAGCGTAATTCATTTAAACCCAAACTTACTTTACAAAAAGTATTAATTAAAATTTCCCAAGGAGAAAAGAAAATGGAAGATAAAGCACTACTCGCTGAACAACTTCAAAAGAAGTGGCAGCCAGTTCTAGAACATCCCGACCTTCCCACTATTACGGATAGTTACAAGCGTAACGTAACAACTATCCTTCTAGAAAACGAAGAGCAGGCACTAATGGAAGCGTCACCAACTAATGCAATGGGCATTGGCGGTTCCCCTCACTTTCAAAGTGGTACTGATGGTAACGTCAGCACCTTTGACCCCGTACTAATTTCACTCGTTCGTCGTTCAATGCCTAATCTAATGGCATACGACATCTGTGGTGTTCAACCAATGACCGGACCTACTGGACTTATCTTTGCGATGAGAGCCAAGTATGTTGGTGTCACTGACACTCCTGATAGTGAAGCATTCTACAACGAAGCCCAAACTGGTCAGTCCGCAAGAGGCGCAGCCCTTGCCGCTGGTGTAACTGGTGGTGGTACTGGTGCCCACATTGGAACCGACCCACTCAGTGGGACCTACGATGTTGGTGAAGGTTTCTCAACCAATCAGGCTGAAGGTCTTGTTCCTAACGAGATGGCATTCAGCATTGAGCGTGTAGCAGTTGAAGCGAAGACTCGTGCCCTCCAGGCTGAGTACTCCGTAGAACTCGCACAAGACCTCAAGGCTGTTCACGGACTTGATGCAGAAGCAGAACTCGCTAACATTCTTAGCACTGAGATTCTTGCTGAAATCAACCGCGAAGTTATTCGTAACATCTACGAGCAAGCAGTTCTTGGTGCAGACCAAACTGACCTAGCCAATACAACGCTAACTAGTCACGGTGGCTCGGTTCACCCAAGTGCTGGTATTACTGTTGAGGGTTCATACCAGACTGCGGGTGTCTACGATGTTCTTCGTGACTCTGATGGCCGTTGGTCAGCAGAACGCTTCCGTGGTTTGGTTTTCCAAATCGAACGCGAAGCAAACCAAATTGCCAAGGACACTCGTCGTGGTAAGGGTAACATCGTCATCTGTTCATCAGATGTCGCTTCCGCTCTTTCAATGACTGGTATTCTTGATTCAGCCCCTGCATTCAGTAAACTAGATGTTGATGACACTGGTAACACCTTCGTTGGTGTTCTCAATGGCAGAACTAAGGTTTATGTTGACCCATACGCATCGACTAACTACGTCTGTGTTGGATATCGCGGTGAAAGCCAGTATGATGCTGGTATTTTCTACTGTCCATATGTCCCACTACAGATGGTAAGAGCCGTTGATGCTTCTACCTTCCAGCCTAAGATTGGATTTAAGACTCGGTATGGAATGACCGAGAATCCATTCGCTAAGGGTGAATCTGCATCGACAGATAACCTCGGAACTCGTCGTACTAATAAGTACTACCGAATCTTCCGAATTGATAACCTACACGGTATCCTTGCTGGTGGTTCACAAGCAACAACAGGTAACTGATAATCAGTAGTAAAAACTGAAGATAAGAATTAGGGGAGTCCTTCACGGGACTCCCCTTTTCTTTTTATACATACTATAGGAGAAATTCTATGGAATCAGAATCAAGAAATAACTGGAATGATAGAGTAGCCATTGGTAGGAAACCAACAACACCTGCTGGTCCTACAGGCGACCAACTTGCTGGATATGACCCAAGAAGTAATGGACTATCCGCAGACTTCTTAACAAGACAGCCTGATAATTTAAATCCTCTTCTACCGACATACTTTCAGTTCTCGATGAAGAGATGTCCACACGTTACATTTTTCTGCCAAAGTGCAAACTTACCCAGTATTAGTGTGAGTGTGATTAACCAGCCTACTCGCTTTGTTAATATTCCTCACGCACCTGGCATTCCTGAATTTGATGACCTAACTATTAACTTCATAGTCGATGAAGAACTGACTAACTGGATGGAACTATATGAATGGATTCGTTCAACTGTACATACTGATGACCACAGGGAATATGAAAAGGCTAATGAACACTACACAGATGCCACTCTTACTATTCTGAATAGTGCAATGAATCCTAAGATTAGAGTAGAGTTCTACAACCTACTACCAACGAATCTTTCTGGCTTAGAGTTTGATAGTACGACCACTAGTCCAGATGCAATGATTGGTACTGCTACATTCCGTTATACTAACTATGAAATCACAAAATTGTCTTGACTGTATGGGGTTTTGCCTGTATAATAAAGGATAATTTTGGAGAGTTAATGTATGCGATTTGATGATATTAAAACAATGGTAGCGAAGGATATGGTCATTGACAGTAGTGAACTTGACACAGAATCCCTTAAAATCCCACAACTACACAATAAGTACCTCAACCTATTTCACGATGAAAGAATTCTTCTTCGTAAACTAGAGGCGGATAAACGCGAACTCGTCCGTGACAAGTGGGAGTTTTATTCTGGCAAGATGAGCCAAGAGGAACTTGATAATAGAGGATGGGTGCCTTTTCAATTGAAGATTCTCAAACAAGACTTGGATATGTACATTCATTCTGATAGTGATGTGACCAAGGTAGACGATAGAATCACCCTTCAAAAAGAAAAGGTAGACTATCTGTCTTCAATTTTAAAAAGTATTACTGGTAGGGGATGGGAAATTAAGAATGCAATTGAGTGGAGGAAATTCACAAGTGGCATATAATATTCAAACTGACCCAATGCATCAGGTATATTTTCGACAACTATATCTCTATGCACAAAACAATTCACAAGACCCATCCACTCAACTTGCGGCATTGTTGACAGACGACAACAATGGAATCATTGCAATGGAATGTAATAATATCCCATATCAAGTGAAGCACACAGAGGAAAGATGGGAACGTCCAAATAAATACAACTATGTAGAACACGCAGAAAGAAATGTTCTATACAAAGCCGCAAAGGCTGGACTGTCTACTATGGGATGTACAATGTATTGTCCTTGGTTTTCTTGTTCAGATTGTGCAAGAGCAATCATTCAGTGTGGAATCAAAAGAGTAATTGGACACAAAGAATATTTCGATAGAACACCCGATAGATGGAGCGAATCTTGTAGTATAGGTATAGAAATGCTACAAGAGGCAGACGTACAATGTGTAGTATGGTCAGGAGTAATTGGCGGAAGAACTTCCATTCTGGTTAATGGTAGTATATTTTCTCCCTAAATAAAGTAATGAGTGACTTAGTAGTATCATATAAAGACTCTGTTTATATTTCTGTTGATTGTGATAAAGGTATCGCACAAGAGTTATCTGAGTACTTTACCTTTAAAGTTCCTGGCTACCAGTTTATGCCGACATACCGCAATAAGATGTGGGATGGAACTATTAAGTTATACAACATATACAAACAAGAACTCTATGCTGGTCTTGAAGATTATGTTAAATCATTCGCCAAAGAGCGAAATTACTCAATATCATTTAATGCTCCACTTGTTCCTAAAAATGATATCCTCAAAGAAGAGGTAGAAGAATATATTAATGATACTCTTCAGCCAGCATTTAAAGATGAAATCCTAAAAGCATACGAACATCAAGTTGATGCGGTACATCACGCATTAAATAATAATAGATGTCTTCTGCTTTCACCAACTGCATCGGGAAAGAGTTTAATCATATACTCTCTAATCAGAAAGTATATGGAGATGCTTCCAGAAGATAAAAAGATTCTTATTGTTGTTCCTACTGTGTCCCTCGTGACTCAGATGTACGAAGACTTTAAAGAATACTCGAAGGCAGATAGAAGTTTTGATGTGGCGAAAGAATGTCATACAGTTTTTTCTGGTCAAGAAAAGATAAACAATAGCAAAATCATCATTTCTACTTGGCAGAGTATATACAAGTGTGGTCAAAAGTACTTTGATAATTTTGGTGCAGTGTTTGGTGATGAATGCCACTTGTTTAAGTCAAAGTCTCTCACAAGCATTATGTCAAAATTAAAGAGTTGTCCGTATAGAATAGGCACAACAGGAACTCTTGATGGTACACAAACCCATAAGTTGGTAATCGAAGGGCTATTTGGTTCTGTTTATGATGTAATTAAAACTAATGAACTAATGGATAAAGACCTTCTTGCAAAATTGTCAATAGAGTGTATACTATTAAAGTACACAGATAAGACAAGAAAAGAATTGAAAAGAAGTAAATATTTCAATGAACTAGAGTGGCTAGTAACAAACCCTCAAAGAAACAACTTCATTGCAAATCTGGCAAAAAACCTTAATGGTAATACCCTTGTTCTTTTTCAACTCGTAGAAAAGCACGGTAAGAAATTGGTAAAACTCATTGAACAAATTTGTCCTGACCACGATGTCCACTTTGTGTATGGAGGAACTGATGCAGAAGACAGAGAAAAGGTAAGAAACTTGACAGAAGAAAACGATAATGCAATCATTGTCGCGTCCTATGGAACATTCTCCACAGGCGTTTCTATCCGTAGGCTTCATAATATCATCTTTGCTTCTCCCTCTAAGTCACGAGTTAGGGTTCTTCAGTCTATTGGGAGACAATTAAGAAAGTCTAAATACAAAGAGAAGGCTAGATTGTATGATATTGGTGATGATTTGTCTTGGAAGACTTGGACGAATCACACCCTCAAGCACTTTGTTGAGCGAATGAAGATATATAATAAAGAACGATTCGAATATAAGACGGTAAAGATTAATTTGGAAGAAGGAGAAGCAAATGGGTGATGTATACAGGAACTATAAACTTTCTTCTGGCGACGAAGTAATTGGAAAATTAGTAGGTAGAAATACCCGAACTGTCGTCCTCAATCGCCCTATGATGGTAAAAACCATAACCCTTCAAGACCCAATGAGCGGTGAACAAAAAGATATTATGATAATGCGTCCTTGGGCATCAATGACAAATGAACTTGACCAGAAGATTCCTGTACGACATATTATTGTCGAAACATCCCCAACCCCAGATGTGGTTGGCTTATATCTTGGTAAACTTGAAAAAGAAGATATAGTACAGGACTTGGTTCAAGAAATGCTGGGCGACCCAGAACAGTTAGAAGAATACTTGCGAAACATAATAGAGTCAGATTTAGATATGCCTCTATCAGAAGAAGAAGAACCACAGCAAGACGAAGATAATGTACAGATGAACTTTCAAATTCCTCCTGGCTTATTCTTAGGTTTCTTGATGAATGGTATTGTTAGTCTCGACCCACAGAATGAAGGTGCTGAGTTTGACATTGATGAGTTTATGAAAATGAAAAACGAGGGTAACTCAAAAAGAAAACCTCGTCGCAAGAATAAAGAAATTGAAGATTACTTTCGTGATTGGACCCCTGAACCATAAGTTATCTAAAGGGATTTATTGATTCCCTAACACAGATAATAATACCCTAAATTTATACGATGTCAAGGAATAAAATGTGAGAAAATGACAAAAAAATCAAATCATTATGTAGACAATGCACTCTTCTTCGAAGAGATGTGTAAGTGGAAGAAACTGGTTATTGAAGCGTCCGAAATGGACGAACCCAGACCTCCTATAAACGAGTACATTGGTACTTGTTTTATGGAAATTGCAGAACGACTATCCCATAGACCTAACTTCATTAATTATGAATATAGGGAAGAGATGGTGGGTGATGGAATAGAAAATTGCCTGATGTACGCACACAATTTCAATCCAGAAAAATCAAAGAACCCATTTTCATATTTTACTCAGATAATCTACTATGCTTTTCTTAGAAGAATTCAAAAAGAAAAGAAGCAGATGTATGTGAAGTATAAACTCATTGAAGTATTAGACAAAGAACATCACTTTCCGAGGTGGATAGAACACTCCGAAGGTGTTGATATGTCTGAATCAAAGAATGCTCCTGCTGATTATTATCGACTGACAAACACGGACATTGATAATTTCACACCAAAGAAAGAAAAAGATAAGAAAGCAAAGGCTTTAAAAGAAAAGAACAACAAAGGCATAACCCTAGATGCTTTTTTTGAGGAAGACGATAGTGAAAATAGCACTGATAAATGATACGCACTTCGGTGCAAGAGGCGACTCTCAATTATTTTTTGATTACTTTATGAAGTTCTTTGATGATGTGTTCTTTCCTTACATCAAAGAAAACAACATCGATACTGTAATTCACGCCGGCGACCTAATGGATAGGCGTAAGTTTGTGAATTTCAGTATTCTAAATCAAGTTAGAACCAGATTCATCAATAGGCTCAAAGAAGAGAATATAGACTTTCATTGTATACTTGGTAATCACGATGTGTATTATCGAAATACCAATGAAGTAAATTCTGTACGAGAACTGTTTGGTAATGATATCAAAATATATGAAAGTCCAGAGGTCGTAAACTTCGATGGGCTTGACATTGCCTTTCTTCC